GCCCGGCCAGCCAACTGGCAGGTAGCCGCCGGCGTGGTCGTCCTCCCGCGGGTACTGCAACCACGCCCGCATGTTGGGGTGGTCGAGGGCGTCGAGCGGGAACCGGCGCTCCTCGTCGGAGGTGAGGATCACCAGCACCCAGTCGAGCCCGGCGATCGTAGCGTTGATCTCGCCGGCACGGTACGCCTGGTTGGCCGCAGGGACCACCACGACCGCACCCGGGGCATTCAGTCCGTCGAACCCCACCTGATGGGTGAACTCGTAGCCGGTGGGCCACAGCCGGCCGGTCAGGGCGTAGTCGACCATCCCCTGGTCCCACGCCTCGGGGTGGTTGACCAGCCAGACGACAGGGATCATGCGTCCTCGCTCCGGATGAACACGAAGTTGTCCTGCCGGCACCCGGCCACGACCTTTGCCCAGTCGTCGCCCAGTTCGCGGTGCTCCTTGAGCGTGGCGAGTGGCGCCTCGCGGTAGGCGTCGTTGTGCTCCCAGCCCTTCGGTGGCACCCGGTACACGCGATAGCCCCAGTCCCGCAGCCGGCCGACCATCGTCACGTAGTCACATCCGCTGCCGCTGAAGATCGGCGACACCTCGATCAGCGCGTACTGGATGCGGTGGGCACGGAACAGGTCGGCGCAGGCGTTCACCGCGTGGCAGTCCGCGCCCTCGATGTCGCACTTCATCAACGCGACGTCGCCGTCGAGGGTGATCGGTGGCGTGTCGGGGCCGACCCATGTCGACCGGTGCTCGACGTCGACACCATGGCGGGCCACGTTGACGGCCAGCGCCGCCGCGGCGCGGGCGTCGGGCTCGAACGCGATGATCGGGTGGTCGCCGAACAGGCCTGCGAGGATCGTGTACCAGCCGACCTGTGCGCCGATGTCGAGCACCACACCGGGGGTGGAGGCCAAGATGTCGACGGCCACGGTCGACTCCTGCGCCTCCCACACCTCCTGCGCGATCAGCGACTCTGCGACGTTGCCGGTGGGTAACAGCTCGAGCACGAACGACCGCTGAAAACGGTCGGCGAAACCGGCGACGTCCGGTAGTGCCGGGTAGTGTCCGGCGAGCCGGGCCGTCACCGACGTGGGCGTCCCCCGGTCCACCGGGCCGATGTCGCCGGGCGACTCGACCCCGCAGGCAGCGGCAAGGGCGAAGTGGTCGCCGCACTCGACGGTCACGTCTGGGTCGACGAGCGCAGTCCAGGCATCGACGTAGGCGGCGGCCCGTGCGAGCGACGTGTCTTGGTCGAGGACGTGGGGACAGTGCTGGAGCAGCGACGCGTACCACCAGGTGTGCGTGTTGCGCATGTCGTCGGTGAACACCCCGAGACGCACCCACGACCGGGCGACCGACTCGGGATCGCGATGCAGGAGAACGACGCGCCAGCCCTCGGAGCGAAGGCGGGCAGATACCGGCGCGGCCTCGAACGACGAATCCCCGTCCGCCCCGGCGTCACCGGGTAGCAGATCGCCGAGCACATGGTCGTGACGGATGCCCTGGTGGGTGATGTCGAGGCCAGCCAGGCGCAGCGTCTTGCTGGCCCACGCTGTCCCGCAGCGACCTGGCCCGGTGACGAGGATCACACGAGCCCTCGCTCGGTCAGCATGTCGACGAACTGACGCATGCGAACCTCGTAGGTCGCCGTGGCGAGGACGTGCTCACGGCCAGCCTTCGAGATCCGGGCCCGTTCCTTGTCGTCGACGAGCGCTCCGTCGATCGTGTCCCACAGCGCCGACCAGTCCCCCGCCGGCCAACACAGCAGGTGCTCGCCCGCGGTGTAGAGCGTCCCATCCGTCACCCCCGGCGTGTGCGGGTGGACCAACAGGCCACCGCGGCCGAGGGTTTCGGGAACTCGGTCACTGAAGTAGGAGTGGCCTCGCGGGTCGCCGGAGAAGCACGAGTCCCCCACCAGCACCTCCACCGAGGCGTACAGGTCCTGCAGCTGCTCGTTGCGGACCGCCGGTTCACCGGGAGCGGGCCAGAACCGGCAGCGCTCCCCGTAGTAGCCGCGCAGCGCCGAGACGAGCTGCGCCCGGTGCGTCGACTCCGGGTGATACCCGGGCTGCCACGAGCCGACGAACGCCACGTCCGAGGCCAGCTCCGGCCGGTACGTGCCCGGCTCGCACTCGCCGGCCGACACGCCCGGCGGCATCCACACGTGATCCACGCCAGCAGCGGCCCAGCGTTCCTGGTTGCCGCCGTCGGCCGAGCACATCAGCGTCGTCCGGAAGAACGGCTCCTGCTTCGGACCGGCGATCTGCGACTCCCGGTACAGGTCCCAGTAGCGGTCCAGGTGGAAGGACATCGACGGGACGTTCAGCGCCGACAGGAACCGGTCCTGTGCGGCATGCGTGCGCTCGGGCGCGAGCCCGTGGGTGTGGGTCCAGAGCACGAACGCCGCGTCCGACGGGACCGCGGCCGGGTCCCAACCGAACGCCTGCTCCTGGAGCCGGACCACCTCGTGGCCGTTCGCCACGAACGCCCGGGCGACGTGGGTCTCGGTGCTGTGGGACGGCTCGAAGTTCCCGACGTAGGCGAGCCTCATCAGGCGTCGAAGTCCTCGTCGGTGCCGAGGTTGGCTGCCTCGGTGCGCAGGCGCTTGAGGCCCCAGCGTCCGTCCACCGTGATGCCGGCGGACTCGAGTTGGGCAGTGAGTTGCTGCTTCTCGTTGACCGGTGGCTCGGCGACGACCGGGGGCCCGGGTGTGGTCGAGGCAAGGACCCAGCCCAGCTTCGACGAGCGGTGCTCGAACGCTCTCCGGCTCACTCGGGATGTCACACCCGGGTGGGCGGGGTGCCGGATCTCGACGGTCTCAGCGGTCACGAGGTCGCTCCGAGGGTCGATGGGGACACGGGCACGCGCCGGGCCCACAGGCGGCGCTGCTGGTCGATCTGGTCGAGGGTCTGCGACCGGCGGAACATCTGGCCGTCGGTCGTGAAATCGAACCGGCCCACGGCCTTGCCCCGCTTACGCAGCCACCCCTCGGCGATCGCCCGAGCGCAGCCGCGGCGGTCGTAGGTCGGGGTCCACGCAGCGAGGTCGGGGGTGTTGCCGTCGACGTCATCGACCTTCGCGAGGTCGAGGAGGGAGACGACCTCGTCCGGAGACAGGATGGGGTCGCTGTCGGGCTGGAGGTTGTCGGTGATGTAGGCGAGCGCCTCGGCCTGGTTCATCGCCACCTCCAAGGTCGATGTGACCCGGCCGGCGTCCGTGCCGGCCGGGTCACGGGGTTCAGCTCGACGCCGGCGTCAGGACGCCGAAGTAGCTCCGGTCGGCCGCGGTCGTCTCGACCGGGTTGACGGGGTTGGCGATCTGCCACCCGAACCGGGCAGTGACACGCAGGGCGATGGAGTCCTGCTGCATCAGGTTCAGCACGACGTTCCCGGAGTCATCGGAGATGACGCCCTCGGTGAACACCTTGAACGTCATGTCCTGGCGGACACCCCAGATCGCCTTGGTCCAGTCCCCGACGATCAGCGACGCAACCGTCGGGAACCAGCCGCCGTTCATGATCTGCGGCAGCGGCTGGCCGTACAGGGTCCCTGGCTGCGCACCCGCGGGCGGGGCGTAGATCGGGAGCCCGTCGGTCGACCGCAGGCGGGTGAGACGCCAGTGGAACCCGGGGGCGGTGGCGAACCCGTTGGGGTTGGCGCCCTCCTCCGCCAGGGTCTGGAGCAGCTCGGCGACCTCTTCGGCCAGATCCTCGCCGGTCCCTTCGACGACGGAGTTGCCCGCGGCGATCGCCGAGTTCACGACAGCCTCACCCCACGTGGAGGGACGGGCCTCGTTGAAGAGGGCGGTCTTGTCGAGCCGGCGCCCGAACGCCTCCGAGATGTAGGGCCGCACCTCGGACCACACGGGGATCTCGGCGTCGTCGAGGTAGGACTCGGGGATCGGGACGATCACCGCGATCTCCTCGGCGACGAGCTCGAGGTTGTCCCACTCGGCGTGGGTCGTCTGCTTGCGCCCGGTGTCACCGGTGACGAAGTAGGCCTCGGGCAGGACGCTCATGACGGGCTGCCGCGACGTCTTGGTCGACATGGGGACGCGCCGGGCCAGGTTCATGATCGCCGAGGACTTGGGCATCTCCTTGATGACCTCGGCGACGAAGGGCTCCGGGACCAGGGGGTCGGAACCCGAACTGGCCCGGTTGATCGATTCTGAGAAACCGGCCATGCCGGGTTACCTCCTCGTGGGGGTACGCGAGACGACCCGCCGGGCTGGCGGGTCGCTTGGTTGCTGCCCCCGAGTGAGGGGGCGGTTCAGCGGCGGCGTTGCTGGTCGAGCCACGCCGCGAACGCCTGGTCGGCGTTCATCTGCGGGCTGGTCGGGGAACGGGCGCCGAAGTCGGGATCTCGTGGGGCCGTCTGGGAGGCCAGGTGGGGCTTGGCCTTCACGAGATCGTCGACGGCCTTGGTGATGGCCTTGGTGTCGACGTTGCCGTCATCGTCGATCTCGATACCGGCGATGGTCCCGTCGGCAGTGAGGATCGCGAACACGTCGCCCGGGTCCGCGACCTTCCCGGCGGCAGTGGCGATGACCTCGGCCCGTACGAGCCGCTGGTTCGCCTTCGACATGCCCTCGGTCAGGCCTTCCTGGCGAGCGGCGACCACCAGCTTCTCCTGCTCGGAGAGCTGAGCGGTCCTGAGCTTCTCCAGTTCGGACTCGGCCTTCTGGGCCCGCTTCTGGTACTTGGTGGATTCCTGGGTCTTGGAGCGCAGCTTGGACACCAGGTCATCTGGCGACTCGTTCGGCTGCGTCTCGGTGGTGGGTTCTTCGACCGTGCCCTCGGTGGGCTCGGGGGTGTCCGTAGTGGACTCGTTGCCCTCAGTGGGCGTCGTGTCGGCGTCAGCCACGCAGGCTTCCTCCGGTGTTGATGCACCCCGGGACAGGGTGCGAGATCTCAGGCCGCGACGAGCGTCGGACCGAGGTTGGTGAACACGACGTCGACGCCTTCCAACTCGGAGACATCGACGCTGAGCCGTCTCAGCGAGGCGAAGTCGTTGCCGCCGGCACGCTGGTAGAGCGAACGCAGCAGGTCGTTCGTCGGCTTGGTCCACTCCGACATGCGCCCGTAGATCGGCTGCGTGCCGCAGGCGCAGTGTGAGTGGATCGGTTGCAGATCGGCCTTGTGGTAGGTCCGCGTTGCTGCCGCCACACACAGCGCACAGTTCTTGCCGGAAGACAGGGTGCGCCGGTACCCGGTGATGCGGGTATCGCCTTCGGTGTGCACGAACGTGGCCGACCGGTCGGCGAGGGTGATGTCGGTGTTGACCTCGCGAGCCATGCGCTCGGCGAACGTCCCGGCGTCTACTCGGTGGTTGCGGCCGTACACGTCCTCGAGGAAGTCGCCTCGCCGGGCGTACACCCCGATCAGGGCGGAGGCGTCGAGGCCCCATGGTTCGGTGCTCGTGCCCGTCGCCAGGCCCGCTTCGGCGGACATGTAGGCATCGGCCTCGGTAACGGCGACCCGCTGAGCACCGAGGACGAGCGGCACCACCCGGGCCACGAACTGGTCGGTGTTCTCCCGGTCAGCGGCGATCACCGCGGCGAGCGCACGGTCCCTCAGCCGGTCGAGGTGTCGCCGGTGCGCCCTCTGAAGCCGGGTTTCAGCCAACCGGCACCTGGAGCTCTTCCGAGAACTCCTCCTCCGCCTCGGCCTGCTCCTCTGGGACCTCGCCCTCGGTGGCCGTCATCGCGTCGGCCACCAGAGCCTCCTCGGCGAACAGGGCGTCCATGCGATCGATCTCCGACGGCGAGTACCCGAGCTTCTCCTGGGCGACCCGGCGGGGGATCAGCTGGGCGGCGTGCTGCTTGATCGTGGCGTCGGTGAGCTCAGCCAGAGTCCTGAACTCGGGGTCCGACCAGATCACCTCCATGCGACGCGGTTCACGACCGGCTAGCACGTCACGCAACCGAACGACCTCGGCGAACGCCCGGCCCAGGTACAACTGCTTCTCCATCACCTTCGCCACCAGCCCGGCCTCAGCCGACTTGATCGCATCCCCGCTGGGCGACTGGCCCTGCTGCAAGAAATAGTGACGGGGCGTCCTGGTCTGCACCGCGATGTGCTGGACGTCCTCTTCGACCGACTCGATGTAGGGCTTGAGGTCGGTGGCGCCGAACTCCCCGAACTTCGTGTTGGGGTCCTCCGAGATCCACAGGCGGTCGATCGCCGCCTCGAACGGCTGCACCGGCTTCCCGTTGGCGTCGACGGGGATGTCGAGACCGGTCGCCCACTTCTGGCGGTACGCGGTGGTCCACGCCGCGAGTGCCCGGTTGAACAGCATCTCGTTGATGCGGTCCTGGGTCAGGTATACGTCGTCGAGCTCGGACTCGCCGTCGGGTTGCTTGAGCGTCGACGGATAGTTGACCAGCGGGACCAGCGGTATTTCACCCGAGGGGTTCGGGGTCTGCTCCAGTTCCTCCCACTGGTTCACCCATTGGAGCACCGACGACGCCGGGTCCTCCCGCAAGACCAGGTCCGTGTACCGGACCTGCGTGTCTTCGATCGGGTAGGCGGGCTGCCAGAACTGGGGCCACAGCTCCGAGCACGCGATCCGCTGAGCGCGAGCCTGGTAGTGGAAGCACCCGTCCGGGAGCCACACGTCCGCCATCACCATCGACGTCCACTCGTCGAGCCACAGCCGCAGCCCAGCGACCCGCTTGTGGCGGTCCCGCGGGTTGCGTTCGGTGATCGTCGTCCGGGGGTCCTCGATCTGTGCCCGCGGTTCGTTCTCGCCCTTGAACTTCCACACAGAGAGGTACGAGCGACCCATCGCCATCGAATCCGAGATCGCCAGGTTCCCGTCCACGTCCAACTCACACGTGTCGGTCCACCAGTCCCACACGTCGCGGTCGGCGTCCTCGGCGCCCTTAGGCCGGAACCCCTGCACCCGCAGGCGCTCGGCCGGCGCCTGCACGACGATCCGCATGAAGTTGGAGCGGGAACGACGCAGCATCCGCTCGAACTCGGTCTTCAGTACCCGCGGCACGTACGGCAACGGATGGTCGCCGCGGTAGTAGCGGTCCATCAACGCCATCCGCGGTTGATCCAGGGCGAGCTTCCCGCACAGGCGGTGCAGCCACCACCCAGGCGACTGCGGGACGACCCGGTCCTCGGTGGAGGCCAGTTCGATGTCAACAACGCTCATCGAATCCTCCTCACCGGAAGCCCATCGCTCTCGCCTTGTGGAGCCGCACGCCCGAAGCGATGGCGTCGGTGCGCGCTTCCCAGGCAAGGACGAGCGCCATGGCGACGTCGATCTTCCGACCGGGGGCCGGCTTGTTGATCGTCCACAGCTGCTTGCCGTGCTCGTCGCGGGCGTTGACCGGGCGCTTCACCGCGTTGCGCACGTGCCGCAACAGGACGTCGTCGCCGTCATCTTCCTGGCGGTGGATCTGCCCGCCACGGATCGCGGAGCCCACGGCGCGGCAGGCGTAGCCGACCTGGCGCCACCGGTTCGTCCACCACGGCACTACCGCCTGCTTGCGGTCGGCGCCCTTGTACTTCGCTTCCCACGACGCTACCGACGACTCCCAGTAGGGCGGGTCGCAGTAGAACCGCCACACCCGCCAGCTGTCGAACAGGTCGGCGACCGCCCGGTCGACCTCGGTCTCGTCGATCTCCCAGTCGTCGCCGGCCTTCTCCGGCTTCTCCCAGGAAGCGTGAAGCCAGGTGTTGCCCGTCTCGACATCGACGCACACGATCCCGGTCGAATCATCGAACCGCGCGCCGTCGAACCCGGCCACCACCAGCTCATCACCCTGGGGCACCAGCCCCGTGTCACCGAGCTTCGACCACTTCTCGCGGTCCCATGCCCAGTCCGACGACGGCGCCGCCGTGTTCAGGTAGTACTTCTTAGCGTCAGCCGGGTCGGTGTCGGGGTCGAGGATCTCCTCGATCACCCGGTCGATCGGCACCCATCCACCCGCAGAATCCGCCGACTCGCCGTAGGCGAACTCCAGCGCCGGGCGCAGCTGGCCCGGGTCCGTCATGTCGATCTTGTCGACACCCGGCGGCTCCCGCGTGTCGAAGTACACCCCGGCCGCACGCCGGTCCGAAGCCTTCCCCGTCTTGTCCGCCACCGACCCGTCACCGAGACCTGGAGCGTTCTGGAGCTCCAGGGACCAGCCGCCCATCTTCGCTGCGTTCCGGCGCAGCGTCGCAGCGAGCTTGTGTCCGCCGTTCTCCGTCATCCACGACTCGGTCTGATCGAGCACCGCGAACTTGATCGGCTGACCCTCACGCGATCCCGCCGCTGCCGTGACCGGCTCCAGGCGGCCCGCCCGCCCCACCAGGTAGATCCGGGTCCGGCCCAGGTCGATCCCACGCTCGCGGCACACATCCGGGCGTGCCGCGAGCGTGTCGAAAAGCCAGACCATGACGTTGTCGGTCTGGTCCTCGGACACCGCAGCGAACTGCACCCACGGATCGGCCCACGGCGCACCGAGCGGCTGCCCGTCATCCGACCACCCGGCGAACCTGACAGGTCCGACCAACTCCGCGTACCCGCAGTAGGCGCCCTCCGGGCTCTTACCCGCGCCCTTCGGTCGGCGGATCGCCGCACGGCGGTTCACCCGGCGGCCCGTCCGCGGATCCAGCCGCCAGTACTCGATGACTCGCCCCTGCTGCTCCCCCGTCAGGGTGATCCCCAGGTCCGCCTCGATCAACGGACCGACCTGGTAGCCCAGCGAGCACACCTGCCCCGGCCACGCCGGCACGAACCCCGCAGGACGCTCCACCACGAGCGTCACAGATCACCCCGCAGCGTTACGCCAACGGTCCGGCGTCACAACCGGCGCCAACACCGGACCACCCCGCTCCGACTCCACCGCCGGCGGCTTCCAACGGCGATCCTGCTGGCCCTTCGGCGTGATCCCGTAGGTGTCCATCGTCAGCCGCAGCTCGCTCGACCGCTGGAACTCGCCCCGCTCCACCTGGTCATAGAGCCGGATGCACTGGCGCAGACCAGGCAGATCCTCGGGCCGCCAATGCGCAGCGAACCACGCCGTCAGCCACGTCTGCCACGCGTCCCTCGACGCCTTCAACAGACCGTCCGGCGCCTTCGGCGGGTCTCCGTACTGCCAGCCGCTCCCCTCGGTGGGCTGCCACTCATGAGTCGGCTTCGACCGGGGGTTCAGCCGCTTGTCCGGGTCCTTCGGCGTCTTGCCTCGACCAGCCATCGACATCACCTCCCGATTCTTGAACGAGTCCAGAGTCCGACAGAGGGCGAGAAGCTGACCAAGGCGCCTGGGGAGCAGGTCGGCTAGGTGGTGTACCCCACCCCGTCAGGCTGTCATCGCCTCTTCGGCGAGCGTCTGTGCGTCCTCGCCGTTGCGCCAGCGTCGCAGCAACGGTTGATCGATGAGCTTGGTGCGCCGGCTGTGGCATGGCTTGGCCATGGCGTGGAGCCACTGCGGATCGTCCGGGTTGTGGATGCCGAGGGCGACGAGGAGGTGGCGTGGTGGCCTGTGGTCGACTTCGGTTGCTTGCTGTCCGCATCCGCATTCGCAGGTGGGGTGGGTGTGGAGGTAGTCGCTGCGGGTGTGGCGCCACTGGTCCGTCGAGTAGACGGACATGGCCGGGTCGCCTGATGCACGACGTTGTGCTGCCTGGTTGCGCTTGCGTTCACGTCTGCACGGGTCGCACGCACCAGAGGGGACGAGGGTGGGGCAGCCGGGGGTTGAGCACGGGGTGTGTACCCGGGGGGACATCAGGGGTGCAGGTTCGGGGCGCCGCAGCGTTGGCATGGGGGTGCATCCACCCGGCCATCGCGGTAGCGCATGACGTAGTGCTCATGGCCGTGGTACCAGCACGCAATGCGGGCGAGTAGCTGCCTCACAACCCGACTCTCGCTCTCCGACAGTGCTGGCCACATAGCGAGATGTACTGCGTTCTAGCACAAGTCGTGGAAGACATGCAGGTCACGTGTCCTTCGGGGTCTTGCGCCAACCGCGCTTCTCGCGCTTGGGTTGGTCGGGTAGCTGGCGCTCGAGGTGGTCGACCTTGCGTTGCAGTGCGTCTCGTTCGCCGATGACCCGGGCGAGGACGCGGGCGGTCATGTCGGCGTTGGGTTGGGCGTTGGTGGGGATGGACTCGTTCTCGCCTCGTGCGATGCGGGTGGCCTTGGCTGCGAGGGCGAGTGCGAGTTCTTCGTCGTTGATGTAGTGCCGGGTCTTGGTGTGGTCGTGGTCGCCGTCTTTGAGGAGCCGGGCTACGTCGTGGGCGGCTTCGGCGAGTAGTTCGCAGGCGTCGATGGTGGCGAGGGCGAGGTGCTTGTACGCGGTGCGGGC